GGACTAAAGGAGCGAAATATTACGAAGAAACATTTAACAAATAATATGAAAACATCAATCGAAATGTTAATCGACGAATTGACAAAAAACATTGTACCGAGCGCAGAAGCAGACGCCGAAGACTTGGCAAGAAACGGAGCGTTTCACGTTGCTATTAGTTACGCCCGTACTTTTCAACAACGCGAAAAAGATTTGATATTGTCGGCATTTGATAGCAAATTTAAAGGAACAGCAAACGAATTTTTCGACGCCTGTTTTAAAAAATAAACAAAACTTTAATTTATGGCAAAAAGAAAACGCGAAGCAACGCCCGAAAGTATTTTCGAAACAGAAAAAAAACTAAAAAAAAGCGCGAATGTAGTTTTAAAAGAAGCAAAAGAAATTGAAAAAAACAAAATAAAAAACGGCTACAATTGGATCAAACTAAACAACAAAACATTTGTATTGAAAAAATAAGATCGTCAAACGCAAAGAAAATATTAATCATTGAATATTATTTAGCACACAAAACAAATGGTTTAAAATCAATTGCAATGGATCTGAATATAACATACAATTGTTTAAATAATCACGTCAAGCAATACAAAAAAGACGGGTTATTGATTTTGCCGTCAAAAATGAATTAACTTTGTATAACATACAGCGAAAAAACAACGATTATGAACAAAGAAAATATAGAAAAACACCAATTTAAAAAAGGTCAATCGGGCAACCCAAACGGACGCCCAAAAGGATCTTTGAACAGTAAAACAATTTTACAAAAGTTTTTGGATCTGAAAACAGACAGCGAAAACCCGATAACAAATCAAATTGAAAATTTAACCGTTGCCGAACAAATACACTTAAAACAAATCGCAAACGCATTGACAGGCGATCTTTATTCATACAAAGAAATAATCGATCGTTTAGAGGGTAAAACGGTTGCGGTTCAGGAAATCAAACAGGAAATAACACAAAAAACATTGCGCGTCGGCTACGGCGACACCGAAGACGAAACAGACGAAGACATCAACAATGGATAAAATAGATTTTAACCCTAAATTATTCAATAACTTATATTGGCTTTTACTAAAGTATTTTAGTGACGCCAATTTTCGTTTTATATGGATTTACGGCGGTTCGTCGAGTTCCAAAACATTTTCCGTCGTGCAACTTCAAATCGTTCTTATGTTGTCAGGAAAAGCAGAAAACGCATTGATTTTGCGAAAATATGCAACGGACGTAAAAGACAGTATTTTTGCAGACTTTAAAGGTATTATATCAGATTGGGGATTGAATGAATTGTTTATAATTCAACAAAATTATATTTATTGCATTGCGACAGGTTCTTTTGTTAGGTTTCGAGGGTTGGACGACAGCGAAAAAGTCAAAGGAATTTCACAATTCAAACGGGTAATTATGGAAGAAATTTCACAATTCGACGAATTGGATTTTAAACAAATTAAAAAACGTTTGCGCGGTCGCGTTGGTCAACAAATAATCGGAATATTTAACCCAATAAGCGAACAACATTGGATCAAAGAAAACGTTTTTGATAAGGAAGTTTTAACAGAAATCGAAAGCAATATTTGTCAAACGCAAATAAACGACACAGGGGACACGGTAATTTTAAAGACGAACTATTTAGACAATAAATACATTGTCGGCGAATGGGACGAAGAAAACAACCAAATTGGCGGGTTTATAGATACGCACGTTATTAATGATTTTGAAAAAGACAAAATAAACGATTTCAATTATTATCAAATTTACGGTTTGGGTAATTGGGGAAAACTTCGAACAGGTGGCGAATTTTGGAAAGACTTTCAAACAGACAAACACGTTACCAAAAAAGATTGGGACGAAAGTTTGCCAATTCATTTGACGTGGGACGAAAACGTTAACCCACATATTACTTGTTTAGTTTGGCAAATCAACGGCAAAACAGCAACACAGATTGACGAGATATGTTTGCCCGATCCGAGAAACAGAGTTTTCGACGCCTGCAATGAATTTAAAAAGCGTTACCCTGCAAATAGAGTAAAAGGTTTATTTTTATACGGCGATCGAACAAGTATAAAAGAAGATACAAAATTGGCAAAGGGCGAAAATTTTTATACAAAAATCCAACAATATTTGTCTGAATATAACCCGCGTTTGAGAATGCAAAGCGTTAACCCAAGCGTCGCACAATCAGGCAGTTTCATAAATGAAATTTATAGAAATTGTTTTGAAAATATAACTATCTTTGTAAATGATAAATGTAAAAAAAGTTTATTTGATTATCAATACGCGTTGGAAGACAGCGACGGAACAATTAAGAAGTCTAAAAAAACAAACCCAACAACAAAGGTAAGTTATGAGGAGTTCGGGCATTGTAGCGACGCGAAAAGGTATTTTTTAACCGTAGCATTTGCGACAGAATATCAAAACTATTTAAGGGGCGGACGAAAGCCGACAATATCAATTGGAAGAAATAAAACAAAATCGGGTTATTAAAAATTTAAAATATGGCATATTTACAATGCGACGATTATTTATTGCAAATTCAAGACGTTAACTTGCAACAAATAATAAACAACAACGAAGCAATAAGGGAAAACGCGGGAATATTAGCGGAAGCGGAAGCGCGTTCGTTTTTGATTCAAAAATATGATTTTGACGCAGAATTAGACAAAACAGGATCCGAACGCGATCCGCAGTTATTGGCGTACATCATTGATATTGCGTTATATCATTTACACAGCAGAATTGCGCCAAGAAATATTCCCGAATTAAGACAAAGCCGTTACGAAAACGCTATTGCTTGGTTGAAAATGTGCGCATTTGGGGACGTGACGCCAAAATTAACACCAATTACACCCGCGCAAGGTAAGCGAATAAGATACGGCGGGAATACTAAAAATATAAACCAATATTAAAATGGGAATAGTCAACAAATCAATAAAAGGTTTTAAAAATCTTTTTAATTATACGCAAGTTTTAGCACCGCAGGAAAGCAACCCAAAAAACCTAAATTCGCGGGTTATGCCGTTGCAGTTGCAACGTATTAAACAAGATACTTTGACGTGGCGCGAGGGTATCGAAGAAGCGGAGCGCGCATACGTCCCATTTAGGGTAAAAATGCAAGAAACTTTTGTCGATACAATTCTAAACGGTCACGTTTCGGCTTGCATTGAGCGTAGGAAAGATTTAACATTGTTGCGCGATTGGCAAATATTAAACCCTGACGGATCAAGAAATGAAGACGTCGAAAAAATGTTAGATTCCGCTTGGTTTAATAAATTTATGTCGTTTTCATTAGATACAATATTTTTTGGTTATACATTGGTAAGTTTGGGCGACATTACAGACGGCAAATTTGAAGACATTGAAGTCATTAAGCGTTGGAATGTTTCGCCCGATCGCAAAGTCGTTTCGGCGGTTCCTTACGACACTAACGGAATAAGTTTCGAAGCAGACGAGTTTAAAAATTGGCACGTTTATATTAAAACAGTTAACGACATTGGATCTTCAAAATGCGGGTTCGGTTTGCTTTATTCTGTCGCATTGTACGAAATATTTTTGCGCAACCTGTTAGGTTACAACGGGGACTTTGTGGAATTATATTCACAGCCGTACAGAATAGGAAAAACCAACAAAACATCAGAAGACGAACGCGGGGCATTTGAAGACGCTGTCGCAAATATGGGATCGTCAGGATATGCAATTTTGGACGCGTTGG